AATAAATACTATTATGACCATTACATATCGCGGATTTAGTACACTCAACAGCGCAAAGAAATATTCTTTGACTGATTTTGAGCTGGCTCAACAAGACCTAATCAACTACTTTAGTCTACGCAAAGGACAAAAGTTAATGAATCCCACCTTTGGTACTATTATATGGGACATGCTGTTTGAACCACTAGATGAAGCAACACAAGAAATAATCACACAAGACATTAAAAAAATAGTTGCGTATGATCCACGCTTGCAAGTTGGTCAAGTGGCTATTACACAAAAAGATACTGGATTTTTAGTACAGTTAACTTTGTCATACGTTCCTACCAATCAAACATCAACTATTGAGTTAAATTTTAACAAAAATAGTCAAACACTTTCTGCATCTTAATACCTTGAATTAACTACACATATTATTCCGCCTGATAAATACTTGATATAGGTAATATAGGCAAACAATAATATGGCACAAACCACACGTCAGACCAGTTTATTAGTTCAGCAAGACTGGACTAAAGTATATCAAGCGTTTACCAACGCTGACTTTACCAGCTACGACTTTGAGACTCTGCGTAACAGCATGATCAACTACATCAAAGTCTATTACCCAGAAACATTCAATGACTTCCTAGAATCCAGTGAATATCTAGCACTCATTGACATGATTGCCTTTTTAGGTCAAAGTCTTGCTTTTCGTACAGACTTAAATGCTCGTGAAAACTTTATTGACACAGCACAGCGTAGAGATAGTATTCTTAAACTGGCACGTATGTTAAGTTACAATCCAAGCCGTACCACAGCGGCTTCGGGATTATTAAAGTTTGACTCAGTTAAAACAACTGAAAGTGTTATTGACAGCGCCGGTATTAATCTGGCTAATGCTACAATACACTGGAACGATTTGACTAATGATAACTGGTTAGAACAGTTTACTGCGGTTATCAATGCCAGTTTGATTTCTAGTCAAAACATTGGTAAACCCGGCAATAGTCAACAGATTAACAATATTCAAACTGACGAATATAGTATTGCTATCAATCCAAACTTATTGCCAACTGCACCTTTTACAGTTAACATCCAAGGTAACCCTACTAGCTTTGAAGCAGTAAGTGGAACTAGCGTCGGTGAAACATATATCTATGAAGATGATCCAACTAAAACAGGTCAGTTCAATATACTTTATCGTAATGACAACAACGGTAATGGTAGTAACAATACTGGATTCTTTGTTTACTTTAAACAAGGATCGTTATCGGCTACCAAATTTAATATTACCAATGCGATTCCAAACAACTTTGTTCCTATTAACTCAAACAACATTACCAACACAGACCAATGGTTATATAGTTTAAATGTCAATGGTGGACCGCAAACTAAATGGACACAAGTTCCTGCATTACCAGGATCCAATGTTGTGTTTAATAACTTAACTGATAAAAATCTATATCAGATCAATACATTAAATAATGATCAAGTTAGCTTGGTCTTTGGCGACGGATCGTTTGCTAACATTCCTCAAGGTCAGTTTATATTTTATTATCGTACCAGTAACGGTACAACCTATGCTATCAACCCAAATGATTTAGCTAGTGTAAGTATTAACTTCAACTATGTAAGTAAAAATAATACACTAGAAAATATGACAGTTATTGCCAGTCTAAAGTATACAGTAACTAACGCCAATGCGGCACCTAGCTTATCAAGTATTAAGACAGCGGCACCACAACAATACTACACACAGAATCGTATGGTAACTGGCGAAGATTATAATATCTTCCCAACAACCAAATATACCAGTATTCAAAAGGTTAAGGCAATCAATCGTACCAGTAGTGGTGTAAGTTTATACTTAGATGCCATTGATCCTACTGGTAGTTATAGCTCAACAAACATTTTTGCTGACGATGGTATCTTGACTGCTAACAATACTACTAGCACAACTACATTTAGTTTTTTAACTTCTAACGACATTTATACTGCCATCTACAATCAAGTTATTCCAGCGATTGACAGTACAGAAATGCGTAACTATTACTATGGAACATATCCACGTTACAGCACTAGTACCGCACTAGGTGGCAATGTGGTATTCTATCAAACTAGTAACAGCACATCAACTAGTTCTGGATTCTTGGCCAATGTTATAACTGGTAATACCTTACAAGTTGGTCCTGGAGTTAGCGGTAACCTACAATATGTTGCACCTGGTGCAAGCCTGCAGTTTACAGCACCTGCTGGTTATTACTTTGATGCACAGCACGTTATTAAATCTGGTACACCTACCTTGGGCACAGACAGTTTAAACTTTTATGCAACTGTTTCCAGTGTTGTTGCTAATAACAACTTTACTACACCAAGTCAAGTAACATTTGCTACAGTAGTGCCCAATGGTGCTGTTTTGAGCGATGTTAACTTGTCTGGCGCCAACAGTATTATTCCGCCTTACATGAATGATTTACCATTGACCTTGATTCCGACCATAACTAGTCAGATTAAATCAAACTTAAACTTTGGTCTAACATATGATCAACTAAATCAAACTTGGATTAATATTCCTCCTTCAAGCATTGGCACAAGTACCAACTGGCTATTAAAGTTTACCTACAATGCAGGCCTATATACTATTACATATAAGCAACTAGAATATACATTTGCCAGTGCTGGCACTACTAATTTTTACTTTGATCCAACTGTAAGTGTTTACGATAGTACCACAGGCTTAACCATTACAGACAGTATCAAAGTTTTAAAAATCAATGACAAGCCTGCACCTAACACTAATGTTCCATTGGGTCAAGACATTATCTGGAAAATTTACAATAGTAAAGTAGAGCCAGACGGTTATGTAGATCAGAATGTTGTATTAATCACCTTCCCAGATACACAGATGCCAGGGGTACCGGATAATCCAGAGTTATTCACTGATGTTGCTGGATCTAATTCTAGTCGCAGTGGCTTGTATTTCCAATACAAACACAATGCTCCAGCACGTAGTCGAATTGATCCAACACCGGTTAATCTTATTGACTTATATATTTTAGTTGCATCTTATACCAGTGCATACATAGCTTGGTTGCGTGATTTAACTGGCACAGTACAAGAACCTATGCCGCCAACATCAAGCAGTTTAGAAATTGACTATGCTGGGTTAGATGACTACAAAACAGTTAGTGATACAATCATTTATAATCCTGCACAGTTTAAACCACTATTTGGCTCTAAAGCAGATCCTAGTCTACAAGCACGTTTCCAAGTAGTTAAGAATCCTAGTGTTGGTATTACTGACAACGAAATCAAAACACAGGTAATCTCAGCGATTAACAATTACTTTGATCCTAATAACTGGGACTTTGGTGATACATTCTACTTTAGTGAATTGGCCGCTTATTTGCACAGCACACTAGCGCCTAATATTAGTAGTGTGGTTATTGTTCCATCAGACAGTAGTTTAGTATTTGGTAACTATTTCCAAGTTAACGCTGAACCATGGGAAATCATTACATCGGCTGCAACAGTAAACGATATCGACATTGTGTCCGCAGTAACTGCCGCACAACTAGGTATGAGTGGTATTAACTTTGGTTCTACACAATAATGGCACTATTAAACACTATTAACTTTTTACCTGAAGCATTTCGCTCAGACACCAACCAACGTTTTCTTGGCGCAACAATGGATCAGTTGTTTACGCCAGGTGTTAATCAACCAGTTAATGGATACATTGGTCGTACGTTTGCACCTACATATAAACTAGGCGATAACTATGTACCAGAACAAAATTCAAGCAGAGCTAACTATCAACTTGAAGCTGGCGTAGTTGTTACAGATGATAATAAAAATATTACATTTACAGCAGGATATTTAGATTTATTAAACAGTATCAATACAAACTCAGGTCCAGCTAATAATATAACTGCTAATCATCGGCGATTATTTTCTGCAGAAAGTTATAACTATGATGGTCACTTTGACTATGATAAGTTTGTAAACTATTATAACTACTTTTGGTTACCTAACGGTCCAATGTCAGTTAATGTTTCTGTAAACAAAGTTCCATATCAAGCCACTTATGATGTAACACGCAGTACACAAGTAGGCGGCTATACATTCTCTGGCGTTGGCCCACATCCTAATACACAACTAACACTAGCACGTGGTGGTACATATACATTTAACGTTGATCAACCTGGCTCACAGTTTTGGATTCAAACTAGTCCTGGTGTTAGTGGTCTTGATCCTAATATTGATACAGTTACTACACGTCAAGTCTATGGCGTAGCCAACAATGGTACCGACAATGGTACGGTAACATTTAAAGTTCCTTTAGCAACAGCCCAGGACTTTTATTCCAACATGCCTATTGTTACCCCATCTACAGGTAGTACTACGGTAGCAGTTTCATTTCACTATACTGATGTACAAAACCAATTGGTCAGCAACTTCCTGACTAAGTTCCCGTCAGGACTTGATGGCATTAACAATCAAAGTTTGTTAACTGGTACAACATTTATTTTTATTAATAACGATTTATCTGATGCCGCTTGGACTAATCCGACAGATCCGTTTGCAGTAAAAATGGCCGAAATACAAGCTGCCAATCCAACAGGATATTTGTCTGACCCCGATTATATTACTGCTAAATCTTTATTGAATTCAACATCGGGCGTAGTTTCTAAAACAAATCGTACAAGTATTTGGAAAATTAAACTAGTTCCACTTGGCAACGATTATGTAATGCAGTTACTGATTGATACAGTACTCAAGCCTCAGCAAAAAGTTTTCATCACGTCCGGTCAAACTTATGCTGGTAATCAATTCTGGTTAGATAATAATCAACATTACGAAACAGTTCCAGCAATAACAGCCGGTTTAGATTATCTGTACTACCAGGACAGCAATAATCCTGGATTTACAGGACAAATCAAGTTAGTTGATAATTCAACTAGTACTCTTGATATCAATGCTGACATTATTGGTAGTGTTGGATATACTAGTCCCAATGGTGTAATTTTTACCAATGGATTAAAAGTTGCATTTGACAGCGATGTAACACCTGCTACTTACGCTAACAACGAATATTATGTTGAAGGGGTGGGAACCAGTATTAATCTAGTTCCGGTTGCAGATCTGATAGTACCAGAACCGTTTGGTGAAAATATTGAAACTGTTCCTGATTATATCACTATTAATCGTGCGGCACAAGATTTAAATCCTTGGACGCGATACAATCGTTGGTTCCACAGAGACGTTATCACAGCCACAGCTGAATACAATAATACTGTAGCTGACTACGGCGACAATATTTCTGCACGTCGTAGTATCATTGAGTTTGAACCAAACCTACAACTATTTAACTACGGCCGCCAAGCTACAACTAGTGTATCTTATATTGTAACTGCATCAACTGATGCATTTAATGATTTTGAAGGAAAAACAACTGCCGCAATAGATGGGGTTACTCTAGTCAACGGAGACACAGTTATTTTTGCCAATGACTATGATACTGCTATTATCAATGAAGTATGGGAAGTCCAATATCAACAGATCATTGACATGCCATATTTGACTCTAAACAAGACAGCGACAGATCCAGTACTGCCTGGAGAGAATGTACTAGTTACCAAAGGATCTCATGCTGGTTATACATTTGCATTCGATGGCAGCGCATGGTCACAATGTCAACAAAAGACCAATGTTAATCAAGCACCACTATTTGATGTTGTTGACAATGATGGATATAGCTTTGGCGATACTACAGTTTATACTGATAGCACGTTTGCTGGAACAAAATTCTTTGGATATGCACAAGGCACAGGCAATAATGATGTAGTATTAGGTTTTCCTTTACAATATCAAAACTTCAATAACATTGGCGATATTGTATTCAGTAACTTCTACGATACAGATACATTTACTACTGATGCAGGCACGATCAATGTCAACACCGGATATATTGTTAAAAATACTGATCTAACTGCTACAACCAAGTTAACTAACTGGGTAACTAATGTTGAACCAACTGAACAGTTCCAGATCTTTACTAGATTCTTTGAAGGTTTTGTCATTGAGTACAAAGGTGCTCAAACAGCATTCGTTCAAATCGATGTACTACCAACAGCGGAAACAACTGTACCTCATCTTAAAGTCTATTTAAACAATGCGTTATTAGTAGAAGGTGTTGATTATGTAGTAGACATGATTGGTGTGTACTATGCTGTATTGTTTACCACAATGCCAGAGATCAATGACAAGATTGATGTTAAAATCTTTAGTTCAGGCTCAAGTCAAATAGGCTATTACGAAATACCTGACAACTTAGATTTAAATCCGTTGAATGAAAACTTTGACACTATTACTCTTGGTCAGATTCGTACACACTACGATAAGCTAATAGAAAATACTACAGTTAATTCAACAAACCCAATCCCAACACAGGATAACTATCTTAAAAAGCAAGGCGGAACACTACGTCAGCATTCTGCTCCATTAGTATATGCACTATCATTTTTAAATGATCCAGATTTTAGTTTTGTTGATGGCATTACGTTAGCCAAAAAAGAATACACTAAGTTTAAACACAAGTTCTTAAGCCTGTGCAACAAATCATCTGATATTGACTACAATAATCCGGCTGCCGGAGTAGATGCAATACTACAAAGTATTAATGTATTAAAGAACAGTAGCTTCCCTTGGTACTATAGTGATATGGTTCCACAAGGCAGTAGTTATAACGAAATTGTCTATACAGTTCTTAATGCTCGTCAGACTAACTATGAAATCAATTCTTTATTTGACAACACAGTTTTAAGTAATCGTGCCATACTAGTATACGTCAACAGTCAACAACAGATACTTGGAGTTGATTATACATTTAGTACTGTTAGTCCAACTTTAATCTTTAATAATGAGTTCACAGCCGAGGATGTAGCAAATGGTACAAAGATTACCATTAGAGATTATGCCAATACTGATGGTAATTACATTCCAGAAACTCCAACTAAGTTGGGACTGTACCCAAAGTTTACTCCATTGATGTATGTGGATAACACATATCAAACTCCTACAACAGTTATTCGCGGACATGACGGTAGTATAACTCCAGCATTTGGCGACTTCCGTGACGATTATCTATTAGAGTTAGAGCTCCGTATATACAATAATATCAAAGCAGATTACAGTAAGAATGTTATTGATTTATATGATACCATACCGGGACGTTTCAGAACTGGCGATTACAGTCTAACTGAATTTAATCAAGTACTCGAACAAAACTTTTTAACTTGGGTTGGTACTAACAACGTTGATTATACAACAAACAATTTTTATGATGTTAACAACCCATGGACATGGAACTATGGATCCTTCCCTGATGTAATAGATGGTTCTAGTTTACAAGGGTCTTGGCGTGCCATTTATAACTATTGGTTTGATACAGATACTCCAAATCTAACACCTTGGGAAATGCTAGGCTTTGCCAGTGAACCAAGTTGGTGGGCAAGCCGTTATGGTGTTGGTCCTTATACTGATGGTAATACCCTATTATGGGAAGACTTGTCTAATGGCTATATCTGGAACAATGGCGCACCGTACTACGACACACGTTTTGCACGTCCTGGATTAACAGGTTTTATTCCAGTTGACTCTGCCGGCAATCTAATAGATCCTACACAGATTCCTTTAATCAAAACTTATGTTTCTTCGACAGCTAGCAATGCATTTTTAGCAGGGCAACAAAGTCCTGCAGAAGTAGCATGGCGTCGCAGTAGTGACTATCCTTATGCTGTACAGATGACGTTGGCATTACTACGTCCAGCACAGTATTTTGCTACACAACTAGATACAAGTCGCTTTTCTAATAGCCCACAGACTGGACAGTTCTCTAACTCATCTAATAGAAAGATTTCACCAAGTCTATTGACTGTTAACGGTAACACCAACAGTACAACTGGTGCCATTGATCGTACAAGTGGATATATCAACTGGGTTGGTGATAGCATTAAGAATCTTGGCATAGATCCGGTATCAACATTGATTGATTATTTTTCAAACTTGTCTGTTCGTTTGAACTATAAAGTCGCAGGCTTCACTGATAAAAATTTAATAACAGTAAGTGCTGAACAAACAAGCCCTGGTAGTACAAGCGGTAGCATTATTATTCCGGATACTAACTATCAAGTTTATTTAAATAAATCAGTGCCAATCGGCTCGGCCGTATATAGTGCAGTCATCGTTGAAAAAACTTCAACCGGCTGGAGTGTAACTGGGTATGATCCAACTAATCCATTTTTTAACATTGTACCAAGTGTTGCTGATTCAAACGCACAAAACTTAACTGTTAACGGCACAACAATCAAACTTTACCAATCTAGTTCTAATACTGTTAGCGTAGTTCCTTACGGAACTGTTTATTCTAGTATTCAGCAAGTAGCAGACTTTATATTAAGCTATCAAAGATACTTAAACAATGTTGGTTTCCGTTTTGAAACTTTTAATACCGACTTACAGGCACAGCAAGATTGGTTATTAAGCATACAAGAACTATTATACTGGAGTCAACAAGGATGGAATACTACTTCAGTTATTGTGTTAAATCCTGTGGCAACTAGCTTAGAGTTAGCAGTAGCGGGAGCGATTGTCGACGAAGTTACTAATACTTCAAATGGTAGCAAAATATTAGATCAGAATTTTGCACCTATTAAGAGTAATAACTTTAATATTGTAAGAACTAATAGTGCGGTCAATGGAAATAAGTTTACAATATCTACACTAAATGGATCTACAATTTGTTATGCAAAGTTAAATCTAACTTCATATGAACATGTTTTAGTCTTTGATAACGTAGATGACTTTGGAGATATTATCTATGTTCCTGATACTGGTACACGCCAATATCGTTTAAAAATAGCAGGAAGTAAGACCGGTGCATGGGACGGTTCATTAAGTGCGGCAGGCTATATCTATAGCGATCCTATCATTGATCCTTGGCAACCTGGCACTGACTATCAACTTGGTGATATTGTTCAATACAATAACTTTTATTATACAGCCACACAAAATATTTCAGCAAGTGTTGATTTCAATCCAGTGCTTTGGACACAAATTTCATATGATAGTATACAAACTGGATTGTTGCCTAGCTTTAGTTTAAATGCACAAGAGTTTACTAACTTCTACGACGTAGATAATCCTCCTACAGACGAAACATTCCAAAAATATAGTGCAGGCTTACTTGGCTTCCGTCAACGCAGTTACCTAACAGATTTAGGCATCAGTATTCCAACTCAGACTAAGTTTTATCAAGGTTACATTAAGCAAAAAGGCACAATGGAGGCCATAACAGCATTAACCAAAGCTAACTTTAATAACGTAAACGGTAATGTTAATGTTTATGAAGAATGGGCATTTAATGTTGGCAAGTACGGTAATCTAAATAACAACATTTACAAAGATTTTATCTTAGATCAAAGTGTATTCAAAACTAATCCAGTGGTATTTACATCCGATGGTGTTTACAATGCTGGTAATATCATTGTTAGTTTAAATGGTAACGCATTAAGCTCTAATTCTAATGTTTACACATCTAGCAATACTTTTGTCGGTACTACTACACTTTATAACAATCGTACAGATTTAGTTTATATAACCGATTTACCTGATGTTGGCTATATGAATATCAATGATGTTGACTATACATTATTTGATATTACAAAACCCAATTCACTGAATGTTGCTACCCTTGGTGGTGGCGATAAAGTTTGGGTAGCCAAAGATATCAATGGTAACTGGGATATTTTAAGAACAAATGAATCTAATATTATAGCTGAATCATTGACATTTATTCTTGATTCAAATGCTCAGTTATTGTTTAACACTACACACAAGTTTAGTGTAGGCGATATATTTGTATTAAAAGATTTTAATCCTACATTTGACGGAGTGTATGAAGTTGTTAGTGCTCCTACACCTACATCGGTTGTTATACAGATTAACAACATACAGCCTAACATTAACACAATCAGTCCACTACAAACATTGATTCGCGCATTGGTAATCACAGGATCTGGCATTGTATATACTCTTGATAGTGCTAGAATTGGATCGCTTGGTGCGTTCCCTACACACCCTGTGCCTATTAATGGTTGGCTGGATGGCGATCGCATTTGGGTTGATAATGCTAGTACCGCAGGCTGGGGTGTTTACACATTTAATCATCCTTGGTTGGCAAATACTGCTGTTCGTGTAACAGGTAATACTACTGCCAATGGTCGCTTTGGATCTACAATACGAGTTAGTGCCGATAATACATTTGTATTTGCAGGAAGCCCTGCTAGCCGTCAGGTATTTGCTGAACCAGTTAAGTCAGGATCAACCGTTACTATTTCTGTAGCCGACTCGGGATTTGGTCAGTCAATAGACAGTCAAGGTAACTTATTAACTGTAGCAAGTACATCTAATGTTTATCTATATCGTCAAAATGGTAACGTAATCACAGCATTACAAACTATTATCAGTGGAAACTTAACAGGAAATGTAACTAGCATTTCAATGAGTGCCGACCAAACTTGGTTGTACATTGGTGGTAACAATGCAGTACACGCTTACACAGCAAATACTACGCCTAGCTCGGCTAATGTTAGTTATGTATGGGCTGGAAAGATTACTGGCACAGGTTCTTTTGGTAATGTGATTCGCACAAACAACAATGGTACTACATTATTTGTTGGCGCACCGACTGCAAACAATATATATTCTCAAAACGGAAATGTATATGTTTACTCACGTTCAGGCAACACATTAACCAACACACAAACACTATCTAGTCAGCATAAAAATCAAAGTGCAGGATTTGGCACAAGCATCAGTATTGATGCAACAGCTGGAAACGTCTATATTGGTGTGCCTGGATCAACTGTTACTGGATTCTTAAATGGCGCAGTAGAACGTTATGTATTGACCGGTGGATCATACGTGTACAATCAAACACTTAACCAGCCTGAAACTAATACCGGTGCATTTGGTACTAGTGTTAGTATTAGTGGAAACGGTCAAGTGCTAGCTATTGGAAGTGTTGGATCAGCCGTTGAAGAACATACAACTTTTGATAATACTGCAACAACCATTGACACCAATACTACACACTTTGTAGAATATATTTCTAACAGTGGTGCAACTTACCTATTTGAACCTGTAGGCGGTGCTTATGTTTATACACAACAACTAGAAGCACAGTTATACTCCAATGATTTATATGGTACAGCAGTTGATGCTACCAACGGTACTATTGCAGTTGGGGCGCCTGGTACTTTAAACAATTATGGCGCTGGATATGTCTTTGCTAATCCTACTCAAACACGTGCATGGATTCAAACACGTACACAGATGCCTATAGTTGACACCGACAGTATTAGTCGTACTTTTGTTTATAACAAAACTAACAATAACTTATTAGCGGCATTAGACTATATTGATCCTGCTAAAGGAAAAATCTTAAATGCATTTGGCCAGGATATTGATTTCCAACGTGCAACAGATCCTGCGTTATATAATGCAGGTAACAATGTTGTTAACAAAACATTACATTGGGGACCCAATCAAGTTGGAACAATCTGGTGGGATCTAAGTACAGTTCGATACATTAACTACGAACAAGATGCATTGATTTATCGCTTGAACCATTGGGGAGAAACATTCCCCGGGTCAAGCATTGATGTATACCAATGGATAGCAAGCAGTCAGCTACCTAGCGAATATACTGGTAGTGGCACACCGATGCATCCTGATAACTCTGCTTACAGTACCTATGGATATGTAACACCCACTGGTGCTATTAATCTAACCTATTACTATTGGGTTAAAAATATCCAATCGGTTGATAAAGCTAAACAAAATAGTGTTTATAGTATTGCCGAAGCTATTAAAAATCCACAGAGTCAAGGTATTCCGTATATTAACGTACTACGTAACGATACAGTGGCAGCTTATAATATAAACAATCTATTAGTTGGACAAAGTAGTGTTATTGAACTTGGCACATTAAATGTTAATGCTACAGAAACAGCATTAGTACACAGTGAATATGCATTAGTACAAGAAGGTAATCCTCGTAGTCAGCTACCGACGCTGATTGTTGATAAAATCAATGACAGTATTTCTGGTATTGATGCGGTTGGTAACCCGGTACCAGATCCTGCACTACCACCTAGCCAAGCATACGGTATTAGTATTCGCCCAAGACAATCGGCTATCATTGACGTTAATACGGCTTTATATAATATTGTTACTTTAGTTAATTCAAAGTTAATAGCGTATCCAGTAACCGAACGTAAGGTATTGACTACTCTTAATAGCAGTGAATTATATCCTGTTGCTGGATCTGGGTATTACTCTATTTCTGTTAATATAGTTGATGAGCTCGAATACATCGATACCAACACTATATCTACAGGATATCAAGTGCTAGTCTTAAGTGACACTAATAATTTAGGCAAATGGGCAATATATCGCTGGACTGGTACTGCATGGACTGTAGCAACCAGACCCGATGGAACTACACCTTGGGTTCAGCTATATAAGACTAATCTGTATTGGTCATACGCTGACTGGTATGCAGAAGGATTTGACCCAACTACTACTATTGATGTAGTGGTTGCAAATAACTTAGAACTTGGTAAACTAACCTTACAGGCTGGCACATACGTTGAGGTAGCAGATGACGGCAATGGTAACTTTGTAATTTATTACATCAACAAAGATTTATCTAAGACTACGGTTGGCATACAAAACGGAACTATACAGTTACCGGGCGCAGAAACAAATATTCCAGACCGCGAGCTACGTCAAATATTAGTTGCACTACACAAAGAAATCTTTATTGATGACCTGGCTGCAGAATACAACGAAATTTTCTTCACTATGATTAAGTACATCCTGTCAGAGCAGAAAAATGTTGACTGGGTATTTAAAACTAGTTTTGTTAGCGCCACACAAAGTATTCGTAAGTTACAACAGTTCCCAAGTTATATTCCAGATAATCAAAACTTCTATTTGGACTATATCGATGAAGTTAAACCGTACCGCACAGTGGTTCGTGAGTTCGTGGTCGACTATTTAGGCAATGATGAATATGGAAGTGACATCACTGACTTTGACTTGCCTCCATATTGGGACACCAATCTAAAAGTATATCGTAGTCCGAGTGGCGAGCAAAGTTATGATGCTAATACATTAAGTACTACAAATAGTGTTTACAGTCAGTGGTATAATAGTTACAAGTATCAAGTAGTTAACGCCATTATTGATAATCCTGGATCGGGTTATTTAACTGCACCGCAGGTGGTTATCACCGGTGATCAAGGCAGCGGTGCCACAGCCTACGCGGTATTAGGCAACAACGGCGCTGTTAGTCAGATTGTTATTACTAACTCTGGTAGCGGTTACACAACCATACCAGAAATCATCATCAATGGTACAGGATCGGGTGCAAAAGCTCGGGCAGTATTGAAAAACTTATTTAACGGTAACAATGCTGGACACAATCTTGTACGCAGTTTAGGCATGACATTAACTTATGATCGTGTAACTTATGCAAACGTTACCTATCCTGGTGTTATTGTTGATGGCGGTAACTTACGAACTTACGCAGATGGAACAGTTACATTTGGATCTCCAGCAAGTAATGTAGCCGGCGGATTTGATGCTACTATATCAAGTAGTTATACTAGTAGTCTTGGTGTAAACCCTGCAGATATCATTGTAGATGGCGGCGCTTATGTTGGGCCATTTAGTAGTTATGCTCCAGAGGAGTTAGTTCCTGGACGTATGTTTGACAGCTTGAACATGCAAGTATTTTCAAATGTTAATCCAGGTACGAACGATTACGCTTTCCGTATCTTTACTGATATGAATCAAGCAACTACATTCTATCGCATTGCGGCGGCAAATACAACCACATTGGCCAGCAACTTACACATTACCGACAGTAACATTTATGTAGTTAATAGTTCAGTATTACCTATACCAAATCCTACACTAGCTATCCCTGGTGTAGTATTCATTGGCGGAGAGAAGATCACTTACTATACCAATGATACTGTAAACAATGTACTAGGACAAATACGTCGTGCAGTTGATGGAACCGGCGTTGGCAGAGTGTTAGATTGGGTACCAAAATTAAATATTGCCACCGGATCGTTAATATCTTTTGGTAGTAATAGCTATATAACAACAGGCAATGTTTATGGTGTTAGCTGGACCGATACATCTGTACAAGCTAACGTCACATATTATGGAAGTGCATATATACACTCGGCAGGTACTCGTGTTGTTGATGCTAGTTTAGATCAAGTGGTTCCCTTAACTAGTCAAACTACAGCTAACGTAGGTGCCGCTAATGTAACCTACACAAATACAGCAGGAAATACTATTACAGTATTAGCTAATACCGTTGTATACAAGGATCTAGCCAACTGGTATGATACTGATACTGCAAACAGCCGTCCAAGTTTTGGTAACGGACTGATCAATAGTACTACAGTACAAGCCAAGTTCCTATTAGCAAGTCCAGGATATACACCATGATAAATACTGATAACAAACAAAATTTAGAGGAAAAAGCAGTGGAAAATACACAAAAACGCCCAGACGAATCATCCGGAGTTTATATTCGCGGGCATATTAAGATCTTTGATCCAGAAACCAAGGAAGTCTTCATCGATAAGCCTAATGCTATTCACTATGAAAATATGAGTGTGGCGCTGGCTAACAGTATTGCAGATAAAGGACAAAACTTTATCTATGAAATGAACTTTGGCAATGGCGGAACTAGTGTGGATCCAACTGGTATTATTACATATTTGCCTACTAATACAGTAGGTCAAAACGCTAACTTGTACAATCCAACATACAGTAAGATTGTTGATGATACAGCTATTGCCAATCCAGACCCAGTAAACAACAATATGTCTATTAGCCATATTCCTGGTACAGTTTACACAGATATCCTAGTCAGTTGTTTATTAGACTACGGTGAGCCTAGTGGACAAGCCGCATTTGATAACAGTACAAACTTAAACGGTCAATATGTATTTGACGAGCTAGGTCTACGCGGTCGTAGTACCGACGGAACAAGTGGATTAACATCAACTGGTTTATTATTAACACACGTGGTATTCCACCCTGTTCAAAAATCACTGAACCGACTAATTCAAATCGATTATACTGTGAGAATTCAAACCCTAACAAACTTAAGTTCAAACGGATAATAAACAATGACATACCCTATTAACAAGACTGACGGAACAGCACTAGTAACTCCAACAATGCCATCGGGTGTGTTACAGGATGGCACCCTTGATACTACTACTGGTGTAACCCTAATCGGACGTAACTATCCTAACTACGGCGAAATACAAAATGAAAACTTTATCAAGTTATTACAAAACTTTGCCAATAGTCAGCCACCGAGTGTAAGTCAAAATGCACTATTATTGTTACCTGGTACACTATGGTACAATACCGCTACTAATGTATTAAATGTTTATAATGGTACAAACTTTATTCCCACAAGTCAACGCATTGTTGCCAACACAGCCCCAACGGCTACTAGCATTGGAGACCAATGGTACGACAGCGTTAATCAACAACTACGTTCTTGGACTGGTACTCAATGGCAACTAGTTGGACCTGCTTATACCGCCAGCCAAGGTAAGAGTGGTGCATTTGTTGAGTCAGTTACTGACACAACTGGGAATACTCATATAGTTGTTGCTGAATATGTCAGCAATACAGCAGTATCAGTGACCAGCATTGACCCAGTATTTACAGTAAACTCTGCTATCTCTACAGCCTACACTGGATTTACAACAGTACAGCCTGGTGTAAACTTATCCACAACATCAATATTAAACGGCACAGCAACTAATAGTAATACAGTTGGCGGTCTAAGCCCAACAGTATTTGCACGTAATGATATTGCTACTAGCTTTGCTAGCGATGTTGCAGTTGCAGGCAATCTAGCATTTAGTAGTGCAAACATTTCTACAACAAATGGTTCTTTGATACTACAAAATAAAAACGTTGGTGGTAACGTAGAACTATTTGTAAATACAACCAATAGCGGAAATATTCGTAGCATGTCAGTTGACGGTGCTACCGGATTAGCCTATGTATACGGTAATCCAGTAAATCCGTTGGGCATTGCAACCAAGGGATATGCTGATGCCATTGGCACTTCTGCCAGTTCTGCACTAGCTTCGGCTGTTGGACAAATCAACTCTAACGTCAATGGTGTGCGTATTGACTACATAGGTAACATTAGTTCTGTTATTACATCAACTAATGCAAACTTAGCGGCAGTACAGTCAAGTACTAATGCTAACATTACTGCCGCCAATGCGGCCATTGTAGAGGCCAATGTGGCAATGAATGCTCATGTTAGTGAACAGATTTCTGCAGTTAACACAGCACTAAGCGCAGGTATAGCAGCCGCTGAAACAATGTCTAACTTAGCAGTTGCAAGTTTGAATACTACATTAAGTTCTACTATTGGAAATCTACAAAGTTATATCAACACAACTATTAATCCAGAACTTGTAACACTTGCTGGTAACGTAGTTCAGTTAACTTCAGCATTGATACCTTTAGCAAATATAGATAGCCCAGCATTTACAGGAGCACCTACTGCTCCTACTCCACCTTCAGGAGATAACACTGGAAATGTTGCTACAACAGCATTTATTCAAAGCGCAATTAACTCACAAAAGTTTAACTATACAGTTTCTAGTAATCCACCAAGTGGCGGGAATAACGGCGACTTCTGGTTCCAGGTAGGATAATCAATGTCCGGCCGCGGAATATTTACTAAACAAAATGGTCAATGGGTGCCAGTGGATGCACCCACAGTCAATCAGACTGGAACCTGGACCAATATTAAAGCTGGATATACAAACGTCAACGGCCAATGGCAACAGTTTTGGCCTCCTAATGTACACGCTAATATCCTTGTAGTCGCCGGTGGCGGCGGCGGGGGTATTGGATATGGTTGGGAAGGCGGCGGAGGAGGCGGAGCCGGCGGAGTAATATACGCATCAAACATACTACTAGATGCTACTCATACATATAATGCAACAGTTGGTGCCGGTGGTGGCGCAAATGCTAGTGGTGGCGACAGTTATTTTGGTTTGAATACAACTATACCAAGTACATCGGCAGTTGATACAACGGTATACCCTGTAAGTTATGGATGCTACAATGGATTTTTAAATACCTACGGAGTTTGGGTAAACCCCGATGCAGTAGACCCAGTGGGATCGTGGGTAACTGTAAACTACACAGCATATATTCCTGTAGCACAGCAATATCAGCTAATAGTTTCAGCTGACAATCATATAAGAGTAACAATCAACAGTACCCAAGTTGGTGCAAATGATGATTGGGGAAGTACTAATACAAGCTATGTTAACCTCAATAGTGGATTAGTAACGGTAACTTGTCAAGCATTAAATGATGGCGGCCCTGCTAGTTTTGCGGCAGCCCTCTATGACCCAAGCGGTAACGTAGTATGGAATACCCGACAAACAGCACCTATACAATACAATGATGGTTGGTTTACAGCCATTGGTGGTGGTAACGGCGGATGGGGCACTCCTAATCAAACAGCCGGATCGGGTGGATCAGGTGGCGGTGGCTGCGGATATGTAAACACACATGGTGGCGGTGGCGATGTTGGCGGTCAAGGTAACAACGGCGGCACGGGTGTTTGGCAAGGTTTTGGCGCCGCAGGTGGCGGTGGCGGTGGCGGATTTGGCGGGCCAGGATACGATAGTAACGGCAATCAAGGCGGCGACGGAGGCCCGGGCGGCACATTTTTAGGATTCCAAGTTGGCGGTGGTGGTGGCGGTGGCTGGGGACGTCAAGGACCCGAAGGCACAGGCCCCGGTGGAGCTGGTGGATTAGGTGGTGGCGGAGCTGGTAATGGGGGAAATGGTGTAAATGGAACAGGCGGGGGTGGTGGCGGATCTGAGCATAGTTCTTATACACCAGCTGGCACAGGCGGTTCGGGATTAGTTGTAGTACAATACCCCGGGGTAACACCTTTTTTCCAGGGCGGAGATCAAGTTACAGTTAATAATGGTATAGTTACACACGTGTTTACTACGTTGGGTAACAGTACCCTAACTCCAAAGTAATAAATAAGTATAATGATAGGTAGCAAGTAAAAATATGGCATATACAATAACAAAAAGTGACGGAACAACATTAGCTACAATCTCTGATGGTACCGTAAACACTACAGCAACAAACTTAAGTTTACCCGGACCACTTTATGTAGGATATGGGCAAGCTCTCAACGAAAACTTAGTATATCTACTAGAAAACTTTGCTAGTAATTCAGCCCCATTGGGTACAAATATTCAAGGTCAGCTTTGGTTTGACAAAGCACATCAAACATTAAACGTCTTTACTAGTACTGGATACAGTCCAGTATCGGGTGTTACAGTTGGAAGTAGTTTTCCTGTTACGCAAAAAGATGGAGATATTTTCTTTAACACTAGTACTAATCAACTTTATATTTCCAGTGCTGGTACATTTGACCTAATAGGACCCTTATATACAAAATTACAAGGCACAAGTGGTGCTATTCCAACAACTGTAAACGATGGCAGTATTGGTGGAGTAACGCATAACATAGTTCAGCTACAGTTTGGTAATACGGTTATTGCTACATTTAGTACTGACAATCCATTTTTACCAAGTCCGCCTATTCCTGGTTTTACTTATATCAACCCAGGTATTACTTTAAATGGATCTTTAGCTGGTGCTTCTCTTAATTCTAATGTTGTTGGTACATTAACCGGTACAGTTACTGGTAATGTTGCTGGTAACTTAACAGGTAATGTTGTTGGTAATGTAGTAGGTAATGTTGCTGGTAACTTAACAGGTAATGTTGTTGGTACTAGTTTAACTGGAACACTAACCGGCAACTTTTTATCTACAAACGGCACAGTCACTAACTTAACTTCTGGTAATGTAAACTTAACTGGCGGTAGTATAACTGGATTAACTAACTTAGCATCAACAAATGCAACAGTAACTAACTTTAATGCCACCACATCAAACTTAACTAATCTAAGTGTTGCAAATCTTGTAGTAGCCGGAGGAACATTATCAGGATTAACAGCATTAACCGTAACTAATCTAACATCAACAAACTTTACAGTTGCTAATGCTCAGATTGCTAGTGGTAGTGCAACTGGCCTAACAACGGTTGCCGGAACAAATGGTACATTTACAAACTTTAGTTCTAGCAACATATATGTCACTGGCGGTAGTTTAAGCGGCATTGGAGGATTTACTGCACAATCAACACAAACTACAAATCTTGCCACTGGCAACGCCTTAATCACTGGCGGTAGCGCAACTGGATTATCGGCAGTTACTGCAACAGCCGGACAGGTAACCAATCTAACAACAGCAAATATTATAGCCACTGGCGGTAATGTATCTAACACAGTTGGTGTAAACAATACATTAACTGGTGCAAACTTAATAAATTCTACAGCAACAACTAAATCTTATAGTGATAGTAGTACAGCTATAGCAACTACAGCATACGTTAACTCAGTATTACCACGTGGTGCTATCATTATGTGGGGCGGCATTGTAGCAAGTATACCCGCAGGATGGCAACTATGCGACGGCAGTAACGGAACACCAAACCTACAAGGTCAATTCATTGTTGGCGCTTCTGGTAGTGGTGGCTACACAGTTGGTGCAACTGGCGGTACTAGTTCGGTTACTTTAACCGGCAATAACTTACCAGTACACTCACACGCAATATCAGTATCTGGTACAACCGATGGTGGTGGAGCACATAATCACACCGTCGTTGATAATGGACACGTACATTACTCATACGGTTCTGGTGCATTCAATGGCGGTGGAGATGGCGGCGCATACGGACAAAATGGTACAGGATATGGCGCTCGAGCACTACAATCAGCAGTA